GGTGTATGCGAATCGCGCCATCCCTCTAGCGTTAATGAGAATCATTCTCAAACGGGAACCAGCGTGAGAAAAACGGCCATAGGATCCCCAGCCGTTTGAGAGTTCAATAGTTCACTATGATTTTGGTGAACTGTAAGAGCACGCAAAGCTAGTGCTGGTCACGTTTAGCGAGTTTGCGTCGTTGAAAGGCTGCGCTAAGGGGACCGTAACGGCAGCCACCAAAAGCCGCATTGCTGCTGCGGTGGTGGAGAAGGACGGCAAGCGGTGGCTTGATCGCGACCTGGCGCTGGAGCTGTGGAACCGAAACACCAAGGCGACCTACAACGCGAAGGTGAGCCAGCCGGATCCGATCGAGGCGCCGGCACCGCGGACGCCGGTGGAGTTGCGCCGTGCAATCGAGGCGTTGCCGGATGACGCGATCCCTGAGCTGAATGAAAGCCGGGCACGGCGGGAGCACTATCAGGCGGAGCTGAGCAAGCTGCAGGTGGCGCAGCAACGGCGCGAGCTGGTGCCGGCGGATGAGGTGAAGAAGGATGCCTTTCAGGTGGGCCGCAGCATCCGCGAGGCGCTGAGCAACCTGGCCGATCGGCTCAGCCACCAGTTGGCGGGCGAGACTGACCCGGCGGTGATCCACCAGCTGCTGAGCGATGAGCACCGGGATGCGTTGCTGGCGCTGCAGGAGGTGGTGCAGTGACCGTCTGGCGCGCGGCATTCATGGACGGCCTGCGGCCGGAGCAGCCGCTGACGGTGAGCGAGTGGGCTGACAAGCACCGGCGGCTGAGCAGCAAAGCGAGCGCAGAGCCAGGCCCGTGGCGCACCAACCGGACGCCGTACCTCAAAGAGCCAATGGACTGCCTGAGCACCACCAGCACGGTGCAGCGGGTGGTGATGATGTTCGCGGCGCAGACCGGCAAGACCGAATGCGGCAGCAATTGGCTTGGCTACGTGATCGCGCACGCGCCGGGGCCGATGCTGCTGGTGCAGCCAACGGTGGAGATGGCGAAGCGGCTGAGCAAGCAGCGGCTTGAGAGTCTGATCAGCGAGACGCCATGCCTGAGCGAGCGCATCGCTCCGAGCCGCAGCCGGGACAGCGGCAACACGATGTTCAGCAAGGAGTTTGCCGGCGGCATGATGCTGCTGACCGGAAGTAACAGCGCGGTGGGGCTGCGCTCGACACCGTGCCGGTACATCTTCTGCGATGAAATCGACGCCTTCCCTGCTGACGTGGACGGTGAAGGCGACCCGGTGAGCCTGGCGGAGAAGCGGGCGACGACGTTCGCGCGGCGGAAGATCCTGCTCACCAGCACGCCGACGGTGAAGGACTTCAGCCGGATCGAGGCGGAGTATGAGCGGAGCGATCAGCGGCGGTTCTATGTGCCGTGCCCCTGCTGCGATGCGATGCAGTGGCTGAAGTGGCCGCAGCTGAAGTGGGAGAAGAACGACCCGGCCACCGCGTCGTATGAGTGCGAGGTGTGCCGTGAGCGGTTCGCTGAGATCCACAAGCCGGCGATGCTGCGGCGCGGTGAGTGGCGCGCAACGGCACCAAGCGACGGCAAGACCGCAGGGTTCCAGCTGTCGGGTCTCTACAGCCCGCTCGGTTGGCTGAGCTGGGCAGACATGGTGGACGACTTCCTCAGGGCAAAGACCGACGCGCCGATGCTGAAGTCGTTCGTGAACACGCGGCTGGCCGAGACTTGGGAGGAAGACTTCGCCAGCAAGGTGAGCGCAGATGTGCTGCTGGAGCGGTGCGAGCCGTACAAGGCGGGCGTGTTGCCTGATGGTGCGCTGGCCGTCACGATCGGCGTTGACGTGCAGGGCGGCGGCGGCTCGGCCGGTGACCGGCTGGCGGTGAGCGTGTGGGCCTGGGGCCGCGATGAAGAAGGCTGGCTGATTGACCACCAAGAGATCCACGGTGACCCGTGCCGGCCTGAGGTGTGGAAGCAGCTGGACTTGCTGGTACTGCACGACTGGGAGCACGTGAGCGGCGGCAAGCTGCGCGCGGATGTGGTGGCGATCGACTCCGGCGGCCATGCGACGGCGGAGGTGTACCAGTACGCACGCGAGCGCGCTGGTGCTGGTGTGATTGCGATCAAGGGTCAGAGTCAGCGGGGCAAGCCGCCGATCGGCAAGGCCAGCAAGGTGGACATCAACGCGCAGGGCCGGACACTGAAGCGCGGCGCGGCCGTGTTCCCGGTGGGTGGTGACACGGTGAAGACCACGCTGTTCGGGCGGCTGAAGCACAATGAGCGCGGCCCGGGCTACCTGCACTTCCATGCGCAGACCGGCGCGGAGTATTTCGAGCAGCTGACGGCGGAGAAGCAGGCGCTGCGGTACGTGAAGGGTTTCCCGGTGCGCGAGTGGGTGAAGAAACCCAGCGCGCGGAATGAGGCGCTCGACTGCCTGGTCTACGCATACGCGGCGGTACATCGCCTCTATCAGCGGTACGACCGGAGAACGATCTGGGATCAGCTGGAAAAGCGCCTGCAGAATGGAAGTGCTGAGCCACGCAAGCCGCGCCTAAGATCGGAAGGAGCCGGCCAGCGTTCGGCATTCATCAACAACTGGTGAGGCCAGTGAACTTCCCTGCGCGGATAACAGAGGGCGATACCGTCAGGTGGCGCGATGTGGCCAGCGCCGACACGCTGGGCAATCCGATCAGCAGCTCCGCAGGCTGGACGCTGACCTACTACTTCCGCTTCAACCGCAACAACCACGGCGCCACCGCTACCGGCACGGCCTACGGCACCGGCTGGGAGTTCAGCCTGACGGCCGCAACGACCGAGGGCTTCCACGCAGACGACACGGGTTATTGGCAGGCGGTCGCCACCAAAGCGGGCGAGACCGTGACGCTGGGCGCCGGCCAATTCGAGATCGACGCCAATCTGGCGTACACCGGCACCCCGGCAGCATTCGACAATCGCAGCCAGGCACAGAAGGATCTGGAGGCGGTGCAATCCGCGATCCGCTCGATGATCTCCGGCGGTGCGGTGGCTGAGTACAGCATCGGCAACCGGCGCCTGAAGAAGATGGACATGGCCGATCTGCTGGCGCTGGAATCTACGCTGAAGGCCAGCGTGAAGCGCGAACAAGCCGCGCAGCTGATGGCCAATGGCCTCGGCAATCCTCACAACCTCTTTGTGCGCTTCTGATGGGCATCCGATCCTCAATCCTCGGCTGGCTGCAACGTGGCACACAGCCGATGCCAGCACCCCGGCGGCGGATGTATCAGGGTGCCATGGTTGGCCGCCTGACCAGCGACTGGGTGACGGGTGGCACCAGCGCCGACGCTGAGATCAAGGGGAGCTTGCCCCGACTGCGCAACCGATCACGCCAACTGGTGCGGGACAACGACTACGCACGGCAGGCGATCCGCGCGGTGAAGAACAACGTGATTGGCACCGGCATCAAGATGCAGGCGCAGGTGCGGATGGTCCGCGGTGCCGGTCGGCTGGATCAGACGGTCAACGACGCGATTGAGACTGCATGGACCATTTGGAGCAAGAAACAGTATTGCCACACCGGCGGCCGGCTGAGCTGGCACGATCTGGAGCGGCTGGTCATCGGCTCGATGGCCGAGTCGGGTGAGGTGTTCATCCGCAAGGTGCGGCAGCCGTTTGGCGGCAGCAAGGTGCCGTTCGCGCTGGAGGTGATCGAGTCGGATCTGCTGGACGACAGCTACACCGGTTCGAGCACGATCGACGGCAACGAGTGGCGGATGGGCGTGGAGTGCGACCGCTGGGGCCGGCCGGTGCAGTATGCGTTCCTGCGGAAGCACCCCGGCGATGCGCCGTTTCAGGGACAGCCCGGCGATCGCCACAAGCTGATTCCTGCCTCCGAGATCATCCATCTGTACCTGATGGACCGGCCGGGTCAGACGCGCGGCGTGCCGTGGCTGGCCACTGCGATTCAGCGGCTGCACCACCTTCAGGGCTATGAGGAGGCGGAGGTGGTCCGCGCGCGGGCATCGAGCGCGCTGATGGGATTCATCGAGAGCCCCGAGGGCGAGCTGTTCGGCGATGAGGTGATGGACGGCGACCGGGTGAGCAACTTCGAGCCTGGCGTGTTCAAGTACCTGGCACCTGGTGAGAAGGTGACGGTGCCTGCGCTCGATGCGCCTGACGGTCAGTTCGAGCCGTTCCTCAGGGCGATGCTCCGGGCGTTGGCGGCCGGGCTTGGCTGCAGCTACGAGAGCGTGAGCCGCGACTTCAGCCAGACCAACTACAGCAGCAGCCGGTTGAGCCTGCTTGAGGACCGCGACCACTGGCGCGCGCTGCAGCAGTACCTGATCGAGAACTTCCACCAGCCTGTCTTTGAGGCATGGCTGGAGATGGCGGTGCTTGGCGGTGCGATCGGGCTGCCGTTCTACGAGACCGACCCCGAGCGTTACCGGGCGATCCGCTGGATGCCACGCGGTTGGGCCTGGGTGGATCCGGCCAAGGAAGTGCAGGCGTACAAGGACGCGGTGCGCTGCGGCTTCAAAACTCAGGCTGATGTGGTGGCCGAGCAAGGCGGCGACCTTGAGGAGCTGATCCTCCAGCTTGAGCGCGAGCGCGAGCTGGCGGAGCAGCATGGCCTGGTCTTCGACATTGATCCTGGGAAGGTCAGCAACGCCGGCCTGACGCAGGCGCGACCAGCTGGTTCAATCATTCCTCAGGATCCTTTTATGCCTGAAGACACCATGGCCGAGCAGTCGGATCCGGCCAGTGATCCAGACTCAACCGACGATAATGGCGAAGACAACACCGAGGGCACCGATGGACCTATCGCGTGATCTTGAAGGGCAGCTTCTGAAGCGCGCCGCTGCAGCTGACTTTCAGGTCGGCGAAGACGAGCGCACCATTGAGTTTCCGTTCAGTTCTGAGTTTCCTGTTGCCCGATATTTCGGCAACGAGATCCTGGACCATACCCGCGAAGCCGTGGATCTTGCGCGGCTGAATGATGGCGCACCCCTGCTCTTCAATCACGATCCCGGAAAGGTGGTGGGCGTGGTTGAGCGTGCCTGGATCGATGGCCAGAAGAAACGCGGCTACGTGGCCGTCAAGTTCAGCCGCAACGCCTTTGCTCAGGAAGTCCTGGCGGATGTCAAGGACGGCGTGCTCCGCAACGTTTCAGTCGGCTATCAGATCGCCGACATGGAGCAGCGCGGTGAAGATTTCGTGGCGACTCGCTGGAGCCCCTACGAAGTGAGTGTGGTTAGCATACCCGCAGACCCAACGGTCGGCGTCGGGCGTGCTCTCGACGCTCAACCTGCGGCCACCGCCGCATCAACAACCCCCCAACCAGAACCAGAGGTTCCGATGGAAAACACCCCTGACATTTCAGCGGTGCGGGCTGAAGCGGCTGCTGAGGCTGCTAAGGCTGAGCGCTCCCGCATTGCCGGCATCACTGCCCTGACCGAGAAGCACGGCATGGTTGACCTTGGTCGCCAGCTGATCGACGGTGGCCGCAGCCTCGATGAGGCTCGCGCTGCTGTCCTCGACAAGCTGGGCATCAAGCCTGTCGAAACCGTTGCCCCCGTTGAGATGGCCGCCCAAGAGCGCGCCAGCTACAGCATCACCGCCGGCATCCGCGCGATGCTGACCGGCGACTGGTCCAGCCGTGAAGCTGGCTTGGTGCGTGATCTCTCCCGCGAAGTGGAGAAGTCCGGCGTTGCCAAGACCACCGAGCGTTCCTTCTTCGTGCCTTTCTCGGCACTGAATCAGCGCGCCACCTACGTGACCTCTGGCGCCACCACCGGTGGCAACTTGGTCGCAACTGACCTGATGGCCCAGGACTTCATCGAATTCCTGCGCAACAACGCCGTGATGCTGCAGCTGGGCGTCCGCACGATGCCCGGCCTGGTTGGCAACACGGCGATCCCCCGCCGCTCCGGTGTGGCTTCGACCTACTACCTGAGCACCCAGACAACCGCCATCACCCAGTCGGAGTCCACCTTTGATCAGGTGACCCTGGCGCCCAAGAACTTGGCAGCCCTGTCGAAGTACAGCCGCCAGACCCTGCTGCAGGGCACCCCTGGCATTGAGGAACTGGTCCGTCGTGATCTCACCGATGGCATCAACCTTGCCATCGACCTTGGCATCCTCAACGGCTCCGGTTCCTCCGGTCAGCCCACCGGCATCCTGCAGACCTCCGGCATCGGCTCGGTGGCCATGGGTACCAACGGTGGCGCGATCACCATGGAGAAGGTGGTCGATCTGGAAGCTGCGGTGATGAACGTTAACGGCGCCGTCAACCCCGGCAACGTGGCCTACCTCACCAACTACAAGGTGTTGGCTGCTCTCAAGAAGCTGCGCGCTGGCGGTTCCACCACCGGCGACGGTCCCTTCCTGTTCAACACCGATGGCGCCACCCTTGGCCGTGGTCCTACCCCCGGCACGCTGAACGGCTACCCTCTCGCCCCCACCAACCAGGTGCCTAGCAACCTGACCAAGGGCAGCAGCTCCGGCGTTTGCTCGGCTCTGCTGATGGGTGACTTCAGCCAGGCGATCGTCGGTTTCTGGGGCAACGGCCTGGAAATCACCGTCGGCGAAGATCAGGACGACTTCAGCAAGGCTCTGACCAGCGTCCGCGGCATCGTCACCTATGACGTGGCCGTGCGCGATCCGAAGAGCTTCGCTGCCATCCTGGACATCACCACCTGATAGGAGCTGGGGCGGGCAACCGCCCCACTTTTCCCCATGAAGGTTTTGATCATCACAGACTGCGCAGCACGGGGCGAATACCTCGCAGCTGGCACAGTCCACGAATTGGCAGCGGATGTGGCTGCCGAGCTGCTGCGCATTGGTCGCGCTGTTACAGCGCCGGCCGAGGAACCCAAGCCACGTGCCCGCAAGGTGAAGACCGATGGCGATCAGTGAAGACCTGACGGTGTTCCTGAACGATTTTGGCGTCAGCTGCACGGCTGGCGCTGTTTCGGCATTGGGCATTCTCGACATGCCGTCGCAAGTGCTGGCCGGCGATATGGTGTTGAGCACCGACTACATGCTCACTGCTCGGTTCGCGGATTTTGGTGGCCTGCAATACGGCGACCCGATCACCGTGGCCGGCGTGAATTATCAGGTGCGCGAGACCCGTCAGATTGATGACGGCGCCTTTGTTGAGATCGGATTGCAGAAGACATGACGACACGGCGCGAGACAATCCTGGCTGCTGTTCGCACGGCATTGACCGGAACCACCGGCGTCGGCTCGCGGATCTATCGCAGTAGGGTGGAGCCGATGGCACGGGCTGAGAGTCCGGCGATCGTGGTCGAGCCGGTGAGCGACACCGCTCAACAGAACACCAGCTTGCCGACGCTCGACTGGAGCCTCACGGTGCGGGTGGCGGTGATCGTGCGTGGCGCCATCCCGGACCAGATTGCGGACCCGGTGGTTGAGAGCTTGCACGCCAAGCTGATGGCCGATCTCACGCTGGGTGGTGTGGCGATCGACGTGCAGCCGCAGAGCGTGAACTTTGAAATGGTGGAAGCTGATCAGCCAGCTGGTGTCATCAGCTGCGACTTCCTGATCCGCTACCGCACCAGTGTGACTAATCTGGCAACAGCATGATGGCTACGATGGAAGACGAATACTGGGGACAAGGCGGCACCTACCTGCTGGACCCCAAAACCGGCAAACGGAAGCTCATCGAGCGGACAGAGCCGGCCAATCCCTCCGAACCCCAAGCCGAGGAACTGAGCGATGGCTCTGACACGCAAGCGACTGATCCAAGTTAAGAAGGAAAGCACCTACGGGACCGACAGCACACCAGCTGGAACCGATGCGCTGCTTGTCAAAAACCTGGAGATCACCCCGATCGAGGCTGATGTCGTCAGCCGCGACCTGATCCGCAACTATCTGGGCAACAGCCCCCAGCTGCTGGCCAACACCCGGGCAAGCATCACCTTCCAGGTTGAGCTGGCAGGCTCTGGCACTGCTGGCACGGCACCCCGCTATGGAGCCATCCTGCAGGCGTGCGGCCTGTCTGAGACGATCGTGGCAAGTACCAGCGTCACCTATGCGCCGGTCAGCAGCAGCTTCAGCTCCGCGACGATCTACTTCAACAACGACGGCATCCGCCACATCCTGACGGGTTGCCGCGGCACCTTCACGATGAACGCCGAGGTGGGTCAAATCCCTACCCTCGATTTCACGATGGTGGGCGTCTACAACGCACCAACTGATACGGCGCTGCCGACAACCACTTACAGCGCACAGGCAAGCCCCCTGATCTTCAAGCAAGGCAACACCTCGGCATTCCAGTTCTTCTCTTACGCGGGTTGTCTGCAGTCGGTGTCCTTCGACATTGGCAACACGACCGTTTACCGGGAGCTGGTCGGCTGCACCAAAGAGGTGATGATCACCAACCGCGCCTCAAGCGGAACGGTAATGCTTGAGGCTCCAGCCCTGGCAACCAAGGACTTCTTCAATCTTGCTCAGACCGAGACCACGGGCAACCTGACGTTCTTGCATGGCACCACTGCCGGCAACCGTGCCACCTTCACCGCCGGTCAGTGCGACATCACCAATCCCACCTATGGGGATCAGGATGGCGTGCAGATGCTGAGCGTTCCGTACGTGGCCACACCGACCACAGCCGGAAATGATGAAGTCAGCCTAGTCTTCACCTGATAGGAGCCCCCCTCTATGGCGTTTGTTCTCAAGCAGTCCGACACCTACACCTGGCCGGTCACCTTTGACGTTCCCGTTGATGGTGGCCGCCATGAACGGCAAACATTCGACGGCGAGTTCAAGCGCCTGCCCCAGAGCAAGGTCGGCCCAATGGTGGCTGAGCTGCAGAAGCTGGAGGATCTTGGCGACTTGGAGCGGGTCACCGAGATCGCGGCTGATGTGCTTGTGGGTTGGTCCGGCATCAATGGCGATGACGGGAAGGAGATCCCTTACAGCCAGAAGGCACTCGATCAGCTGATGGAAGTCCCCTTCCTCGCAGTGGCGGTGCTGAAGGCGTACATGGACAGCATCAAGGGAGCCAAGAGAAAAAACTGATCGAGGCCGCCGAGCATTGGGCCGGCGGCGGCGTGGTTGACGAAACCGATGCTGATGCAGCTGCTCTGGGAATTGTCATGCCCGAGCAGCCGCGCGAGGACTTCGAGCTGTTGGAGGAGAACTGGCCGGTGGTTGAGATGTTCCTGCGATGCCAGACGCAGTGGCGCACCACCCTGAGCGGCGTGTTGGGGCTTGACTATGGCGCCGTTGCTTGGCTCTTTAAGATGTACGCAGTGGAAGACCCGCGCGCGCTGCTGGAGGATCTGCAGATCATGGAAGCAGCCGCGATGATGGTCATCAACAGCCGGAGCAGCTGACATGGCGATGAACATGGACGCCCTGCTCCGCATCAAGGCGGATGTTCAAGGCGAAAACAACATCCGCCGGCTGGGCAATTCCCTGCAAGGACTCCAGGGCCAGACCAAGAACGCGGCCATGGCGTTCACCAGCCTCAAGGGTGCCATCGGTGGTTTTGCTGCTGCGATCGCTGGCAGCGCCATCGTTGGCGGGCTGACGGCGATCGTGAAGAAGTCGATCGATGCCGGCGACGAGCTGTTCAATTTGCAGGCAAAGACCGGTGTCGCGGCCAATGCGCTGATCGGCATTGGCAACGCGGCGAAGCTGGCCGACGTGGACGTGGGCACGTTGGGCAAGGGTCTGACCAAGCTCAACATCAACTTGGTCAAGGCGGCTGAAGGCAACGAAGACCTAGCTCGGAAATTTGCAGCGCTGGGCGTCAACGTCAAGGACGCCAATGGCCAGGTGGTTCCGGCTGATAAGGCGCTGAAGCAGATCGCCGATCGCTTCGCTGACATGCCTGATGGTGCGCAGAAGGCCGCTGCCGCGGTGGCACTGTTTGGTAAGTCCGGCGCCGATCTGATCCCGCTGCTGAATGAAGGCGCGGCCAGCATGGAAAAGTTCACCTACAAGGTGAGCGAAGATTTTGCGGCGCGTTCTGATCTGTTTAATGACACGATCACTGAGTTCGGCATCAAGACGCAGGGCTTTGGACTGGAGCTGACAGATGCTCTACTGCCTGCGCTGCAGTCAATCCTGGAAGTGTTCGGCGATCTATTTGACACAAAACAAGATTGGACCGCGCTCTTTGATGTGATCATCGTTGGTGTTCGCAGCATCGCCACATTTGTTTATGCAACGATCAAGCTGGTTGATCAGTTCTTTAAGATCTGGGCGGTGCAGATCGATGTGATCAACAAAGTCTTCAAAGGTGATTTCGCTGGGGCTGGCGCAGCAATCACCCAAGGGATCACGAATCAGCTCGCCCAAGCTCAGCGCGACTTCGAGCAGATCCAGAAGCTCTGGACCGACGCCCCATCGCCCGGCACGGGACGCCGTACAGGTGGCACGCCGATGGGGCTTGACACATCCGCGACTGATGCAGCTGCCAACAGGGCCGCGGCAGAAGCAAAGCGCAGGTTGACTGAGCAACAGCAGCTAGAGGAGCGGCGCAATGCTCTGACGCAAAAGGCGGTCACGCTTCAGGAGCATTTGCGCAACAGCATTGCCGACGTGACTGCTGCTTACGCTGGCGTTGGCGCATCACCGACTAACAAGCTGCTGCAAGACAAGAATGCCGCGCTGGAGGCCAACAGGCGGCAGATTCAGAACCTCACGCAAGATGTGGTCGAGCTGGCGCGAGAAGTGAACAAAGCCGGGGGATCGCTGGATGTGACACCCTTCAAAACCTTGATCGACACGCTGTCTGGCGTCAACATGGACCTAGCAGACAAGCAATATCTGCAAGGTCTCAAAGATTTGCTGCCAAGCCTTGATGAGTACAACGGCAAGATCGATGAGATCAAGCGCGGGAAAGTTGAGCTGACCGAGCTGGAGAAGCTGAACGCTCAGGTGAACCTGCTGCAGCTTGACATCCTTGCCCAGACCAACCCGGCATTGGCCGAGCATGTCCGACTTCTGCGCGAGCGTGCCGGCGCACTGGATCAGGCTACGGCCAAGCAGAAAGCCGATAGCGAGTCGATTGGCGCAGGCATCAAAGGCAAGCTTCAGGAGTACTACAACAGCATCAAGGATTTGGGCGGCGCCATTGGTGATGCCGTGGTTGGCGGCCTGAAGGGTCTTGAAGATCAGCTGACGGCGTTTGTCACCACCGGCAAGGCCAACTTTGCCGACTTGGCCAGCTCGATCCTCAGCGATCTCGCACGCATCGCATTGCGCGCGGCGATCATTGGACCGATCATGCAGGCGTTGGGCGGCATGTTCCCCGGCTTCAAGTTTGCCAACGGCGGCGTCATGACCGGCGACGGCCCGGTGCCGCTGAAGAAGTACGCATCAGGTGGCATCGCCAGCTCGCCCCAGCTGGCGCTCTATGGCGAGGGCAGCAAGCCTGAGGCGTATGTGCCCCTACCCGATGGCCGGCGCATCCCGGTGGCGATGCAGGGCGGCGCAGGCGGCGGCACCAGCGTGGTCGTCAACGTGGACGCCAAGGGCACCAACGCGCAGGGCGACAGCAACAAGAGCGAGCAGCTCGGGCGCGTAATCACTCAGGCAGTCCAGAATGAGCTGATCCGCCAGAAGCGGCCCGGCGGACTGTTGGCGGCGTAACCCATGGCAACCTTCACCTATACCCCCAGCTTCGAGGCCACAGAGGCCAGCAAACCACGCGCCAGCACGTTCAAGGCGGGCGACGGGTATGAGCAGCGGGTCCGCTTTGGCCTGAACACCAACCCGAAGGAGTGGAACCTTCGCTTCGACAATCGCACCGACACCGAGCGGGACGCGATCGCCGCATTCCTTGATGCGCGCGCTGGCGTGGAAAGCTTTGACTGGACACCACCTCGCGGGACGGCCGGAAAATACATCTGTGAAGATTGGCAGATCACATTGAGCAACTGCAACAACAACCAGATTCAGGCCACCTTCCGCCAGGTGTTTGAGGCATGACGGTTCCTGTCTCCGAGCTTCAGTCGATCGCGCCGAGTTCGATCATCGAGCTGTTCGAGCTGCAGCTCAGCGCCGCAATCCATGGCGCCACCACGGTCTACCGATTCCACGCTGGCACCAACGCGACGGCCGCCAACGGGAATTTGGTCTGGGCTGGGAACACGTACCAAGCATTCCCCATCGAGGCTGAAGGCTTCGAGTACAACGGCAACGGCCAGCTGCCACGGCCGCGGATCCGGGTGTCCAACATCTTTGGCACCATCACGGCGATCATCTTGGCCACACCGCTTGAAGGCGCCAAAGTCACGCGCGTGCGCACCATGGCCCGGTACCTTGACGCGGTGAACTTCACTGGTGGCGTTAACCCCTACGGCACACCAGACCCGACCGCTGAGTTCCCGCGGGAGGTTTACGTGATCGACCGCAAGAGCGCCGAGAACCGGGACGTGGTTGAGTTCGAGCTGGCCGCGGCCTTCGACCTGGTGGGCGTGCGAGCACCCAAGCGGCAGTGCATCAGCAACGTTTGCCAGTGGGTCTACCGCTCGGCTGAGTGCTCCTACACCGGCACCAGCTATTTCACAGAGAACGACGTGGCCACCACCTTGGCCAATGATGTCTGCGGCAAGCGGTTGAGCAGCTGTAAGGCACGGTTCGGATCCACGGCACAGCTTCCCTTCGGATCCTTCCCTGGCGTTGGGGCCTACTTCACATGAACGACGAGACCCGGGCGGCAGCACTGGAACACGCCAAGGCGGAGGACCCGCGCGAGGCGTGCGGCCTGGTGGTGGTCATCAAAGGCCGCGAGCGTTACTGGCCGTGCCAGAACCTATCCACCGGCAACGATCAGTTCATCATCAACCCCGACGACTACGCCGCGGCCGAGGATGCCGGCGAGATCGTCGCGGTCTTCCATAGTCACCCCGTCACCCCGCCAGCCCCCAGCGGCCCGGATCTGGTGGCGTGCGAGACCAGCGGCCTGCCGTGGCACATCGTCAATCCGAAGACAGAAGCTTGGGGCGGCTGCAAGCCAAGCGGCTACAAGGCGCCGCTCTATGGCCGCGAATGGGCGTGGGGCGTCACCGACTGCTGGACGCTGACGCGGGACTGGTACGCCGAGCATGGTCTACAGCTGCCGGACTGGGACCGGCCGCGATCGCTTGAGGAGTTCACCGCAGCGCCAATGTTTGATGGCTGCTGGCGCGCCGCTGGATTCCGCAAGCTTGAGGATGATGAAGATCTTCGGCCCGGTGATGCGCTGCTGTTCAGCATTGACGGCCCTGGCTTGAACCATTGCGGCGTCTACATCGGCGACCAGCTGGTGCTCCATCACGTTCGAGGCAGGCTCAGCAGCCGGGACATTTTGGGCGGCTGGCTCCAGAAAACCGTTGGCCGGCGGCTGCGTCATCCTGAGTTCACTACGATGGCGGGAGGCTGAGCGGAGCCATGCTGCGCAAAATCAAGGTTTACGGGCAGCTGGCAAAGTTCCTCGGCCAGCGCGTGTTTCAGGCTGAGGTGGCCAATGCTGCGGAGGCGGTGCGGTTTCTGGTCACCAACTTTCCGCAGCTTGAGAAGCACATGGCTGATCAGCGCTACCGGGTCAGCGTCGGCAGTTACGACCTGAGCCTCGATGAGCTGCACGACCCGGCCGGCCAGCAGCAGATCAAGATCGTGCCGGTTGTGGCTGGTGCAGGCTCCCTAACCCGTGTTCTGATCGGTGCCGCCTTGATTGCCGGCGCGTTCTTCACCGGGGGCGCAACCATCGGCCTGTTTGGCCTTGCGGCTCCGATCGCCGTCAGCTCGGTGATGCTGGGCCTTGGCGCTTCCTTGGTTCTTGGCGGTGTGGCTCAGATGCTTTCGCCGGTGCCGGACATGCCGACAGGCTCAGGGTCTGACAACGATCCGCGCAAGTCCTACAGCTTCAGCTCAATTCAAAACACCAGCCGCCAAGGAACCCCGGTGCCAGTGATCTACGGCGAAACCATCGTGGGATCCGTGGTGATCAGCGCCGGCATTGACATCGCGCAGGTGGCGGCATGACGGACCTGATCATTGGCGCTGGCGGCGGTGGTGACGGCAAAGGGGGCGGCGGTTCGCAGCACACGCCAACAGAAGCAGCCAACAGCCTGTTCTCCACCTCTTACGCCAAGCTGGTCGATTTGATCAGCGAAGGCGAGATCTATGGCCTCAAGGATGGACTGAAGTCCATCTATGTGGACAACACTCCGCTGCAGAACGCGGACAACTCGTACAATTTCCAGAACGTCAGCGTCTACACCCGTACTGGCACACAGTCACAGTCTTACATTCCCGGTTTTGATGATGTTGCCAATGAGGTGAGCGTTGGCGTCACAGTACAGAAGGCCACCCCTGTTGTCCGCAGCATCACCAACACGTCAGTGAATGCGGCACGGGTGACGATTACCGTGCCTGTCTTGCAAGTTATCCAAGACAATGGCGACATCAACGGAACCAGTTTTCAGTTGTCGATTGCCGTGCAATACAACGGCGGCGGTTATACCACCGTCATCAATGACACGATCAGCGGTCGGACTTCTCAGCAGTATCAGAAGCAGTATCTGATCAATTTCAGCGGCGCCTTTCCCGTTGACATCAAGGTGACCCGGGTGACTGCCGATAGCGGCAGCGCCAAGCTCAGCAATGCCTTCAGCTGGAGCAGCTACACCGAAGTCACCTACGCAAAGCTGGCCTATCCCAACGCGGCGCTGATCGGCGTGCGCATCGACGCTGAGCAGTTCAACAGCATCCCCAGCCGGTCGTATCGGGTCCGCGGCATCAAGGTCAAGATTCCCAGCAATGGCACGGTGAACAGCACCACCGGCGCCATCACGTACACCGGCACATGGAACGGCACCTTTGGCGCGGCGCAATGGACATCAGATCCTGCCTGGTGCTTGTGGGATCTGCTGACCTCGACCCGGTACGGGTTCGGCAATCACATCGATGTCACTCAGCTCGACAAATGGGCGTTCTATTCCGCCAGCCAGTACTGCAGCGCCAGCGTCCCGGACGGGTTTGGCGGCACCGAGCCGCGCTTTAGCTGCAACGTCAACATTCAGACCGCTGAGGACGCCTACAAGCTGATCAACGACATGTGCTCGGTCTTCCGCGCCATGCCTTACTGGAGCACCGGTGCGCTGACCGTGGCGCAGGACAAGCCAGCGGATCCAGCCTACCTGTTCACTTTGGCCAACGTCAGCGAGGAAGGCTTCAGCTACAGCGGGTCCAGCCTCAAGACCCGGCCGAACGTGGCCGTGGTCCAGTACATGGACCTCGATCTCAGAAACACTGCCTACGAGGTGGTCGAGAACGCGGCGGCCATCGGAAAGTATGGCGTCATCAAGTCCGAGATCACGGCCTTCGCCTGCACATCCCGCGGCCAGGCTCATCGCGTCGGTGACTGGCTGTTGTACACCGCCAACAATGAGGCCACCGAAACCGTCACCTTCACGGCCTCGATCGACGCCGGCGTGATCGTGCGACCCGGGCAGATCATTCAGATCAGCGATCCGGTGCGTGCCGGCAACCGACGCGGCGGGCGGATCACATCAGCAACGACCACGACGGTCACCGTTGACGATGCCACCGGCCTCAGCACCATCAACGGCCCGACGCTCTCGGTGATCCTGAGCGATGGCACGGTGCAGACCCGCTCGGTCTCAGGGATCGCCGGCAACGTGCTGACGGTCTCGGCAGCCTTCAGCTCGGCCCCGAACCCCAACAGCGTGTGGATCTACCAGACCACCGACCTAAAGACCACGACCTGGCGAGTGATGGGCGTGCAGGAGCAGGACCAGTGCCGCTATGCAATCACGGCGCTGGCCTACAACAGCGGGAAATATGACTACATCGAGCGCGGCGTGGCCTTGCAGGCTCGATCGGTCAGCAGCCTCAATAGCGTGCCGGCAGCACCGACCAACCTCAACCTCACCGAAGCGCTCTACAAGTACCGCGATCAGGTCAGCTCCAAGATCATCGTGTCCTGGCAGGGCATCCAAGGCGTCAGCCAGTACCTGGTGAAGTGGCGCAAGGATTCCGGCAACTGGACCACCGTCACCCGGCAGCAGCAGGACTACGAGATCCTTGACACCACGCCGGGGTTCTTTGAAGTCAACGTCTACAGCCTCAGCTCTGGCGGCCAGTCTTCCGCCACGGCGCTCTCTGGCAGCATCACGGCACTGGGCAAGACGGCACCACCGGCCAACGTGCCGGCGCTCTATGCCGTGCTGGATCCAGATGTGGGTGTCACCCTGAGTTGGGATCCGGTCGCTGATCTCGACCTGCAGGGTTATGAGATCTGGCAGGGGCCAGCTTGGGGCAGTGGCACAAAGCTTGGCGTGTTCGCGGCCACCAGCAAAAAGCTGGGGCTGCTGGCGGCAGGAACTACGACCTGGTGGATCAAGGCGCTCGACACCAGCAGCACCTACAGCACCACCGCAGCTAGCGCCTCGATCACGATCACAGCAGCTGGCGCGACAACAGCCACCGGATTCTTCAGCAACGACAGCCTGATCCTCAAATGGACGGCCGTCTCCGGCAGCCTCAGCACCGCCTTCTATGAGGTGCGCTACGGCACGGTGTCGGACACGTGGGCAACCGCCACGGTGCTCGGCACGGTGCAGGGCACCACCCTGTCAATCAAGGGCGCATGGTCTGGAACGCGGCGGTTCTTCATTGCAGCGGTGGACCTGAAGGGGAACTACGGCGCGGCCGGCACCTTTGATTCGGTGATCACGGTGCCTTCGCAGCCAACCATCACGCAGCAGGTGATTGACAACAACGTGCTGCTCCAGTGGACCGACTCCACCCAGACGCTGCCGATCGTGGCGTATGAGCTGCGCAAGGGCGCCAGCTGGGGCGCGGCCACGGTGATCGGCACCAAGCAGGGCAAGTTCACCACTGTGTTCGAGTCCATCGCCGCCACCTACGTTTACTGGTTGGCGGGCATTGATTCGGCCGGCAACTACGGCACCCCGGGCAGCGTCTCTGCGCAAGTGAACCAGCCGCCGGACTACGTGCTGAAGTTCGACCAGAACAGCACCTTCGCCGGCACCAAGATTAACATGGTCGCCTTCGGGTCTGGGCTGCTGGCCAGTGCCAACACGACCGAGACCTGGCAAAGCCATTTCACCAGCCGCAGCTGGAACACGCCGCAGGATCAGATCAACGCGGGTTACTCCTACTTCCTGATGCCATCGACCACGACGGCGCAATACTACGAGGACATCAACTACGGCACGGTGCTGGCCGGCACCAAGGTGACGGCAACGCTCACCTCAAACGTGATCGCTGGCAGCACCACCATCACGCCAACGATCAGCGTGAAGAAGCTGGTCGGCGACCCTTGGACCGTCTACGCCGGCGTCAGCTCGGTGTTTGCCACCAACTTCCAATACGTCCGGGTGCAGTACGACTTCACCAGCGCCGGTGGTGATGACCTGCTGCAAATAACCGGATTGAACACGCGGCTGGATTCCAAGCTCCGCAATGATTCCGGCAACGGAACCGCGAATTCGGGTGATGTCGGCGGAACAACCGTGACCTTCAACGTGGCTTTTGTGGATGTGGATTCAATTTCGGTCACGCCGCTGACTACCAGCGCCGTGATTGCGGTCTATGATTTTGTCGATGTTCCCTACCCGACAACCTTCAAGGTGCTGCTTTTCAACACCTCCGGCACTCGGGTCAGTGGCAGTTTCAGCTGGAGCGCACGAGGAGTCTGATGGCTGACTGGTCCCTTCCAACGCTGACGAGCACATACACCAACTTCCTGAGCCAGCTGCAGACCCGGGATACGGACCTGGCGCTGGGCTTTGATGGCACCACCACCAGCAACCAGCCAACGGGCACGATCCGCTGGGACAGCACCGCCAACCGGTGGAAGAAGTGGACAGGCTCAGCCTGGGGCGAGCTGGCCGCCACGTACGCACTGACGGCTCTGAGCACCACCGGCGCGGCGACGATCGGCACGACGCTTGGCGTCACGGGTGTGGCCACCCTCAGCGGCGGCGGCACCAGCACCACGCCAGCCACTGACAACAACAGCACCAACATCGCCACCACGGCGTTCGTGGTTGGCCAGGCCGCGGCGGTCGCGCCGGTGATGGATGGCACGGCAACGGTCGGCACGTCCTTGCGCTACGCCAGGCAGGACCACGTTCACCCCACCGACACCAGCCGGGCACCGCTGGCCAGCCCGACCTTCACGGGCACGGTGACGATCCCGGCCGGCGCCAGTATCTCAGGGTTCGCGCCACTGGCCAGCCCCAACTTCACGGGCACCGCGTCGTTTGCCGGGGATGTGCAACTGACCGGCACCGGCTACCTCGATCTGCCGGCCGGCACCACGGCGCAACGGCCGGCGTCACCCACCTCGGGCATGATCCGGTTCAGCACCACGCTGGGCCAGTTCGAGGGCTACAACGGCACCGCATGGTCGCAGGTCGGCGGTGGTGCAACAGGCGGTGGATCCGATCAGGTGTTCCTGGAGAACGGGCAGACCATCACCACCAACTACACCCTGACCACCAACAAGAATGCTGTCTCCGCTGGGCCGGTTACGATCAACGCAGGCATCACCGTCACCGTTCCATCCGGCGCCAGCTGGGTGATCGTCTAACCCGAAAGGATCATGCCAATCACGCTCGATGGATCAGGGACAATCACGGGGCTGAGCGCAGGCGGGCTGCCTGACTCTTCAGTAACGACTTCTGAGATTGCTGCTGCGGCGGTGACTGCTGCAAAGCTTGATGGCGCGCAGACCGGCACGGCGCCGATCTATGGCGCTAGGGCGTGGGTGAACTTCAACGGCACTGGCACCATTGCAGTCAGGGCGTCTGGAAACGTCAGCAGCCTGACCGACAATGGCGTCGGACGCTATAGCGTCAACTTCACAACCGCATTGCCAAATGCAAACTATGCCATTTCTGTGACTGGCACGCGCAGTACAGGCTGGGCGCCAAACATTGATGACGCCATCACACCAACAACATCCAGCGCGGCAGTATGCACAAACAATGGAAACGGCAACGCTGACAGCACTTATGTTTCCGTTGCTATTTTTGGCTAAGGAGCTGACCCCATGATCAACCAACGCATCCTCTATCTAACCCCAGACGGTGGCGTTGCCATCGTCATCCCCACCGGTGAGCTTTCCATCCAGGAAGTCGCCGCCAAGGATGTCCCCGAAGGTGTGCCCTACACCATCGTGGACGCCAGCGAGATCCCTGAGGATCGCACCTTCCGCGCAGCTTGGGAGTTCCAGCCATGACCATCAAGATCAACATCGACAAGGCCAAGGCCATCGCGCACGACATCCGGCGCCAGCAACGCGCGGTGGAGTTTGCGCCACTGGATCAGGCCATCGCATCCCGCATCCCTGGTGCTGATCCTGAGGTGATCGAGGAGGAACGCGCGGCCATCCGCGAGAAATATGCCACAGTTCAGGATGCCATCGAGGCTGCCAAGACGCCGGATGAGATCAAAGCCGCGATTGCGGAGGTGATCTGATGGCTTTGCGGATGAACGGCTCCACTTCGGGCTACTCCGAGCTGGCAGCCCCAGCCGTCGCCGGCAGCAACATCATCACCCTGCCAGCCAGCAACGGCAACGCCTATCAGGTGCTCCGCAATGGCGCCACCGCAGGCACCACCGAGTTTGTTGACAAGATCGTCAGCGGAACGGCGGTGGCCTCGACCAGCGGCACTTCGATCGACTTCACGGGGATTCCGGCTTGGGTGAAGCGGGTGACGGTGCTGCTCGCTGGTGTGAGCACGAATAGCACCAGCCCTATACAGCTTCAGATCGGGACTGGATCGACAACTTATGTCACGTCTGGTTACACCTGCGGCTCCGGTATTTTTGGCGGTTCCAACAACACCGGCATCAACAGTTACACAGCTGGCTTTGTGTTGCCTGCAGCTCTGGCGGCTGACCTTCACTACACTGAGTTTCGCCTGATGAACCTTTCAGGCAACCAATGGGTCTGCCATGGAACAGGCTATTCGACTGGCAACCCCTACACAACCATCGTCAACGGGACGATCTCGCTTGCTGCAGTGCTGACGGCCGTACGCATCACCACCATCGCCGGGACTAGCACCTTCGACGCTGGCACCATCAACATTCTCTACGAGTGAGCCATGAGCACCCTAAGCGCCACCAACCTGAAGAACGCCAGCTCAGGCAGTAACAACATCGTCCTCAACACTGATGGCAGCATCGGCGGCGGGTGCCTGACGCAGACCTGTCGCGCCTGGGTGAACTTCAACGGTACCGGCACCGTTGCAATCCGCGCCAGTTATAACGTCAGCTCGATCACTGACAATGCCGTGGGTGATTATACGGTCAACTTTACGACGGCGTTGGCGGATGTAAACTATTGCCTGACCGGATCGTCCAAAGAGACAGTTACTACCAACACTCGAATTAGTGTGTTGGGCGAAGAAAGCACATTTACGAGAACCACCAGCGCCGTCAGAATCCAGACAGGATGGTCCGGTGCATCATCTCAAACCGGCGCAACACAGGACTGTTCTCAGGTTTCTGTCGCCATCTTCCGGTAATGGACCGCCAGACCCGCGAAAACTGGCGACGCATCCGCGACACGCTGCAAGCCGCGGGAAAGACAAAGAACCACTACTATCGGCGCGCCCTTGCCATCTGCGCAGGGATGCCTGATCCCTTCGATCGTTACGATGGAAGAGACGCAGGGTGCCCCGATGGCGGATCAACCCAAGACCCTTAGCGATGTGCTGGCCGCCGCTCTCCCGGCCACGCTCGCGGCTGGGATGGTCGCCATCGGAGCGCTGTTGATCTCGGTGCAGGTCCAGTCCGCCAGGATCGAAGCCACCATCGTGCAGCTTGCCAAATCGGTCGATGAGCTAAAGACCGACGCCCGCGCGCAGCTGGCGGAATTGGACCGCCGCGTCCGCGTCCTTGAAATGAAGCCCTAGCCTTGGAGCAATTGAATGCACGCAGTGTCGCCTGAAACCACCGCAGTCGTCGCCATCGTCGTTGCTGCCGGCTCTGAGCTGATCGCTCTCAGCCCCCTCAAGTCCAACAGCTGGGTGCAACTGCTGCTGCAGGCAGCTCAGCTGATGTTCCCCAAGCGCCGCTGACTGATGGCCAACCCTGCCCCGATCACGCTGGAGCAGCTCTTCAGGTTCTACCGCGGGCTCCCGCACCAGGCCGCCGCGATCGAGACTTTGGAGCAGGATCTAGCCGCCAACGGCTACACCGCAGCCATGCGCCGCGATCGGCCATGGTTCGCCACGTGGAGCCAGGACGGCAAACAGTCCGACTTGTCCGCAGCGCTGAAGATCATCAAGGAGTTTGAGGGCGTGCGCCTCACCGCATACCCGGATCCCGGCACCGGCGGCGATCCATGGACGATCGGCTACGGCAACACTCGCTACGGCGACGGCCGGCCGGTGAAGCCCGGCGACCGGATCACGCCGACCGAGGCAGACCAGCTGCTCCGCAATGAAGTCGATCGGATCGCGGCATCCTTCAGCAGGCAGATCCCCTATTGGGGCGAGCTGAGCAATGGCCAAAAATCAGCGCTGATCAGCTTTGGGTACAACGTCGGCACCGCCTTCTATGGCAACGCCGGGTTCACTTCAATCACCGCAGCCTTGAGGGAAAAGCGGTGGTCCTTTGTACCGACGGCCTTGATGCTCTACGTGAACCCCGGCAGCAGCGTGGAGGCTGGCCTGAGGCGGCGCAGGATCGCGGAGGGTAAGCTCTGGGCGAGCTGATCGCGCCGAGTGCCCCTCCCCGACTACGAAATCCACCTGCTCTGCCGCCGGCACGCCATGGTCGTGCCTTTTGATCCTGAGCTGATCAACCCGGCCAGCATGGATGTGCTGCTGGGTGATCGCATCATGATCGAGGTGCCGGACAGCCCAGAGCTTCAGCTCCAGAGCATCACCGGCCACACGGCTGAGAATCCCTACCTGCTGCAGCCTGGGGAGTTCTGCTTGGCCGAGACGCTGGAGATCTTCAACATCCCCGACACCGTGGCGGCTCAGTTCGTGCTGAAGTCCAGCCGCGCGCGGGAGGGCATCGAACACCTGCTGGCTGGCTGGTGCGACCCGGGCTGGCATGGCAGCCGCCTGACGCTGGAGCTGAGCAATGCGCGGCGGATGCACCCTGTCGCGATCTGGCCCGGGATGAAGATCGGCCAGATGGTGTTCCATCGGATGGATGCCGTGCCGAATCGGTCCTATGCGGTGACGGGGCGTTATTGCAACGATCGGATGGTGACGCCCAGCAAAGGCTGAGCTATTTCCCGATCGCCGCAGCAACCTGCGCAGCCATCGCCGCGGCCGCTTCATCCATCAAGTGGGCGTACCGCGCGGTGGTGAGCGGGCTGGCGTGTCCAAGCAGTCCGCCGATCTGCGGCAGCGTCAGGCCGGCACTCACGGCTACTGAGGCGTAGCTATGGCGCAGGTCATGGACCAGCAGGTCGGACAGCTTGGCGGTGGTGCGCAGCTCCTGCCAGAGCTTCTGGTATCCGACCAGCGGATGATCGCCATCGCCTTGGATGATCCAATCACTGTTTGATCTGGCGCGCAGCTGCTCCAGCACCGCCAGCGCCGGCGGTGTCAGCTGAACCAGTCGCGGATGGCCATCGCGGCCGGTTTTGTGGCACTCCGGCGGCACCACCAGCACGTTTCCCTGCAGCCATTCCCAGCGCGCATCCTTGATCTCTGAGACCCGGCAGCCGGTCAGCAGCAGCAGCCGCACCAGCTGGGCAAACCGCCAGCGCACACCGGCAGCACCGAACCCATCGAGGGCTGCCATCAGCTGCTGCAGTTCCTCGCGCGTCAGATACCGGCGCCGCTTCCGCTCACCGTTGCCCGGCACCTTGGCGCAGGGATTGTCCGGCCGCAGCCCCCAGAGGATCGCCAAGTTGAACGCCTTCCGCAGCACCGCTAGGGTCCGGTTGGCTTGGGTGCCGCCGACCGATCGGATCAGCTTCATCACCTGCGCGGTCGTCACCTGCTGCACTTTGGTGGTGCCCAGCTCCGGGATAATGTGCGCCTCCCAGATGCTCTTGTATCCGGCGCGCGTCGAGGCCCTCAGCGTGCCGTAGTGCTCCAGCTGAAGGCGGGCGTAAAGATCTGCCACCGATGGGCCGCGGCGCAGCTTCTGGCGCGCGCTGGTGGGCGCTTCCCCCTTGGCCACCGCAGCCAGCAGCTTGTGGGCTTCCTCCCGCGCCAGCGTGCGGCTGACGATCGGCAGCCGGCCGATCTTGTGGTGCTGCTGCTTGCCCCCCGGTTCCCTGAAGCGCAGGTACCAAGTCTCGACCCCGCTCGGCAGCTTCAGGATCCCCAGCCCGGGCACCTTTGTATCAGCGATCCACTCTCTTTTCATGGCCTCTCCCATTCGCGCACCATTCGCGCAGATTTGCGCGAATGGCCGTGATTCTGCGCGAACAGCCGTGAGAAGGCAAGGCGGAATCTAGTGGTTGAATCAGAGGCTTAGTGAGATTCCGTGAGATTCCGTGAGCTGTTCTTAGGCGACTTTTAATCGCTGATTCAATCCAAAAAGGATCTGTAAAAACAAAGACTTAGCGACCAGTTAGAAAGGCCATTCGCGCAGTATTCGCGCACTTGGGAGCCCGTAGCTCAGCGGTAGAGCGCTCGACTTTTAATCGAGATGCCGACAGTTCGAATCTGTCCGGGCTCACCATTCTCCAGCAGCACGCTGCTGCGCTGTTCGCCTGCGGTGGCAGTTGGCGCACCTTACATCGCACTTGGCGATCTCCTCCTCGATCACTTGCCAACGCCAGGTCTTTCCAATGGCTTTGCCAATAGGGAAACTTTTTTCGGCTGGATCGCGGTGGTCAAACTCAAGCACCACGGGGTCAGCCTCGCCGCAGTCAACACAGGGATGCGTCGCCAAGTGCTCTCGGATCAATTCACGGTTCTTGTGGCGCCGCTTTTGATTGGAGGCAGCCGCCTGCTGCTTGACCTTCTCCCGGTTGCGCTCGTAGTAGGCGCGCTGATACTCGGAGCTATTGGAGGGCACATCCTTTCAACGGCAGCCGACATTCTAAGGGCTATCGCACCGCATCCGATGGATCTTCCCGGGCGCCTCGGCCGGGTCATCCAACTCGATCATGCGGAAGTCATCGATGCCATGGGTCTCGGCGAAGTGCTGCGCCGCGGTGTGGGTGGGAAACGGCCCGACGTGCCATGGGCCGATGCTGAGGATGTAGGTCATGGGTGGATGAGCGCGACAGTCGGACAGGTGCTGTTTGATGGCAGCGGCCATGGCTGCCAGATCATCCTCGCTAAAGGTGACGGTCATGCCGCCAGAGCCGCCAGAGCGGCCTTCACGTCGGCGGCTTTGTAGCCGTTGGCGGCCTCGGTCAGACTGCTGTAGTTGCGGCCCATGCCGGTGCCGGTGCCGACGAGGACGTTGACGGTGCCCCAGCTGAAGAAGGTCACTTGCACTTCGCGACCCTTGCCGGTGGTGAGCACGAAGGCGTTGTCGGCGACTTGCTGGATCATGGTGGTCATCGGTCGAGTGGCTGTCGATGAATGAATCATACCCCACCGGCAGCGCGAATCCCCGGATCAGGGTGGTCGGTTTACATCCCGTCACACTTGCAGCATGGTGCGCCCCGTTACCGTATGGGCAGCCGTGCGGTTGCCGTGCCTGCCTTCATTGTCGAGATCACGGCGAAGGTCATCTACCGATCGGACACCGCAGCCGAGGACCTGCCAGCCGACATCTACAGCCAGCTGTCAGAGTTCATCCGCAACGACGACGACATTGTCGATCTAAGCATTGAAGTGTTCCAGCTGCCGGCGGATCTCCGTGGAACGGCACCACATTGACGAAACTCGGCTGGTCACCCGGCGATCAGCCCGCGATCAGATACACCTGGCATGGGATCACCGCTGCGCCTACTGCGGCGACCAGCTGGGCCGCAGCCCCACCCTCGACCATGTGATCCCAAAGGTGCATGGCGGTCTCACCGTGCGGGAGAACCTGGTCAGCTGCTGCTTCATGTGCAACAGCCGCAAGGGCCACAAGCACTGGGTTGACTGGTTCCGGGCTCAGCCGTTCTGGACCGCGGCCCGGGAGTGGGCCGTCATCCAATGGCTGGCTCAGTAGTAGGTCACGTAAATCTCGGCCTGCCATAGGTCGATCGTGTACCGGCAGATCCCACCGCTTTGGCCGCAAGCGCGATACAGCGGCATCCCGTCGTCGTCGATCATCACGTCAATCCATCGCCCCTCGCCCCTCTCCAGCCGTTCGATCACTTCCCGTTCCGTCGTCATACAGATCACACCGCGCGGCAAACCTTCCACCAGTCTGGCGGGCTTCCGGGAACCCGAACGAGCACTCTCCCGCCAGCGGCAGCCACTGGCAGCAGCTCCAGCAGGCGACCTTCTTCCGGTATATCTCCTTCACTTCCTCGATCGGCTGCTTCATGCGAAGCGCCAGGTAGTGGTACTGCGCCCGAAGGTACGCCTCACGCATGTCAGGCGTGCCAAGGTCAATCTCGATCTGGTCCGATCGCGGCATTCTCACAATCGCCCGCCAGTTCTCGCACAGTGAGCGTCGATCGATCTGCAGGCGGCCGTGATAGAAGCTGATCACTTGTCTTCGCCGTATGCCGGCGCGTGAAACTGACGCTCTAACTGCAAGCTAGGTGGCTCCAGCTCATCGATCAACACGCTGAGCAGGTGCACGGCCTCGCGGTCAGTGCTGCGAGCGCGGCAAATGATGTCGTGGTTGTCGTGCATCTTGGCCACCAGCAAACCGATCCGCTTGCTGCGATACAGCACCGCCCAAGCGAGCCGCTCGATCAGGTTCAATCCCTTAGGCCTCATCGGTCAGCTTGCGAAGGTACCAGTTGGCCTTTTTGAGTGACTCTTCGCCACCTTTGTGACGCTCGCGCCAGATGTACTTCAGCGCGTTGCCTTTGCAGAATCCCCGGAATTCCTCAGGAGTCAGCGCCGCCTCGATGGCGTCGATGCACTCGATGCCCCCCTGGATGTAGTGCTCCGGGTTGTTGACTGGATCAATCATGGAAAGCAGCCTCAGAAATGGTGGGGAACTGTTCGGCAAAGATCGCTTGGCAACCTTCAGCGATCAGCCGGTGCTCCAACTGGGTCTCAGGCCCGGTGCGAACCTCGATGTAGTGCAGCCAGCTGCGCAGCGTGCCGTGCATGTACAGCGTCGTGGGCGTGCAGAGCGGCAGGATCCGGCGAGCCGTCTCCTTGGCCACACCCTGCAGCAGCATGTTCTGGTACGTCAGGAAGGCCGCGGCGATCACACCACCGGCATCCATCTGCAGGGCATCGACCACCTCAGGATCAAGGTCGTCGGTGCTGTTCTGCCGGTTGGCGGTGTCCTGCCGGCGCAATGCCGGGATCTCGGCCTGGCCGGTCTCGGCATACCGGGTGCTGAACTCTTGGAAGCTGAACGACCGGTGACGCAGGATCTGCGCAGCAATGTCACGCTCGGTGTCGATCTTGATGCACAAGCTGGCCATCTCAAATGGTGACCAGTGCCAATGCTTGATCAGGTACTGCAGCAGCTTCGGCGCTGTTGCCGTGTTGTCGGCGTTGGCAGGGTTGCTCACCCTGGCCATCTTGACAATGAGCTGCTCAGCGTTCGGCGTGCAGTGGATGAAGGTGGTGGTCATGCTTTGCGCTTCTGTTCAAGGGACTCGGCCATCCTTGCGGCAGACCGCAGGATTTCAGACAGTGGTGAAACACTGGCGCGTTCATCAGCAGCAAACCGCAGTGCATAACGCACGCCTTGGCTGATGTTGCCGTTGCCAAGCCTGAGGGCAGTCGCTCGATCGCGTGCAGACAGCCGCACGCCAGCGACGCAGGAGCTGAATTCAGCCATTGGAAACCTCCGACTTAGGCACCGGCAGCGCCCAGTGAGGCAAGCAGTGGGTGTAATCATCATGGGAGAAAGAGATCATGCGGGAATCAATAAACTCCCACCATCGGCAATTTCCTTCGTTCCAAACCCAGCATTTTTGGTTTGCATCACACCACCCCTCGCGCTCCCAGGGCCGCTTGCTCACCGAGATGGGGGTGATAGTAGGGCGGACAGCAGCCTGAGCGCACTCCCAGAACCTGGCCGCAGCAGCCGGGCCGTCCAGGCTTTCCCTAAGCCGCAACCAGGAATCCCACAGCTCCTCATCCGTCGGCCCCTGCGGCTCGGGCTGGGCCAGAGCGGCGCGGGCGGCCTTCATGGCGTTGTCCAGCCTCATGTAAGGATTCATGCCGGTGTACTCATCTGTAGCAGCCAGCAGCTCAGCGCACAGTGCGCGAAAGTCAGTCATTGGCCGGCTCCATTGCAACGCGGACGTCCCGACCGATGCCGCAGGTTCCCCAGCGGTACAGATCCATGTGAACATGGGCGCCAGCAAAGTTAAAGCCGACGCGGTGTGGTGACGGATCAGAGTTGATCCACCACAGCTCACCAATGCGGCCTTGGTCAGAGTCGATGTTGATCATTCGGGCAGGGTCTCCAGGGCGCGGCGGGTGGCGATGTCACGCGGGTTATTACTGGCGCGTTCAACATGCGCCCAAAGCTCAGGCGTTGCTTTGTAGTCAGTCATTCCCACCCCTTCACCAGCTCGGCGCGGATGGTGCGGATGCACGCCTCAGCGTGATGCTCGGCGAGGTGCGAGTCAGTGCCGCCGATCGCCTTCACGCAGGCGGCCTTGATGTCGGCCCAGTCCATGTCGCGGAGGTGGTTGGCCACATCCTTGGAAAACTCAGCCCAGAGGCCGGTGTAGGTGCCACAGGTACGGCCGCTGTTGCGGTACAGCGCCATCATCATGTCGGCGCGGCGCTGGTCAAGCTGGATTTGGTTCAGTGCCATCGGTGTTGAGGATTGTGTAGAGGTTGTTGGCTTCCTGCCATGCCGTGCAGTCTGGCGGAAGTTGGTCCATGCGAGCGCGCAGCATGTTGCAGATGCGCTCGCGTTCGTAGCAGCGGCCAAACTGATACAGGCTGGCCGCCGTCATCAGTTCAGGCATTCGATCAGCTTCACAACGGCATCAGGCCAGCGGTTCTGGGCATACATCACCGCCTCCTTCTTGCCTTCGGCGAACAGGATCATCCGCATCGGTGGAGCATATGGCGCGCGCACCAGCAGCCGGTACGCCTGAGTAGGGTTACCGGCGACGGCACGGGTGACGCTTTCACCGCTGGGCGTTGTCTGAACTTCATCCCAGTTCAGTACGACATTTCCCATGCTCATTGTTCATCATCCATTGGTGTGAGCCATTCGATCTCATTGGCGTTCCCGCAGTATTCGTGCTGCACGATGATGCGAGCCTCAGCAGCTGATGATGCGAACACGCATTCGTAAACGTTGCAGCTCGGGATGCGGAAATGGAAGCGGCGATCGGTAATGAGGGTCATCGTTGTTGTGTGGTGGGATGATCAATCTGGTACTGGTGCGTGCGGCCGTCGCGGACTCCGGCGCAGTAGGAACAGATCAACAGCGCTAACGCGGCGGTGCGCATGATCCAAGGTGCGGAAAGGTTGCTCATGCCAGTGCTTTGCGGACTTGGTAACGGGAAACGTTGAGGCGATCGGCAATCTGCTGCTGGCTGAGGCCGGTGCGGCGCAGTAGCCGGGCGCGGCGATCGGTGGAAGCTGTGAGCCAGTCGATGATGGCGAGCAGAACCAGAAGCGGGAAAAACAGCTTCCAGACCAGAAAAAGGGTGGTGGTGATCATGGGTGAAGCTTGAATTGGGTTGGCGGCTTTGCACCGCTTCGGCCTCGATTGGTGACGCGGTCGTGTGACTGTTCCCGCGGGAGGCTCCTTGTGGCTTGCGCCGGGGTGCTTCCGTCCGCCCCATGCCAATAACAATACCCCGCCGGCAGCGCATCAGTCGATGGTCGTGTCACATTCCGTAACAGTCAGGTTGCGGCGTGCCTGGCGGACCTGGGTGGTCGCTCGGCACAGTGCCGTCCGATCGACTTCCTCGATGTGCTGCAGCGTCACATCGATCGGCACGCGCAAGACCGGCTTACTCCCGCCTCCGCCGATCGCGGACCATCCCACCGCAAAGTCCGGCACGACAATCTCAACGCTGAACCATGCGTTGCCGCAGTCTTGGCACACACGCTTCCGCACGGTCTGGGTGGCGCTCCGGCTGTTGACGGACGGCGTTCGGGTCTTTGTGCTCTGGCATCGCTTGCATTGCATTGGCATGATGAGGCGGTGCGCCCCGGGCTGATGAACTTCGGTGAATGGATGGCGGTGGAAATGCCCCTTGAGAAGCAGTTCCAACTGGAAACGGAAGTGAAGCGGCTGGAGCGTGGCGGAGAGATCGGCCAGCTTGCCGGCCAACTTCTCCGCCAGTGCTACTACCAGCAGGATCTGCTCCAGTCGGCCGTCAACGAGATCGCCCGGCTGGAGCTTCAGCTGATGTGATCAGAACAGGTCGGCGTCGGTGACATCAAGCACCACGCCTCCGGTTGCCTGAGCCAAGCTGGCTGCAGCAGCAGGGACAGCCTGCGCATCCTCGATCGCCTTCTGGACTTTGTAGTCCGGCTTTGCGACAATGCTCAGATACTTCACCCCGCTGTTGGCAGTCTTTGCCCAGCCGCTGAGCCGCACCGGGATCTCTTGCCGATCACCCTGTGGGACCGCGTTCATCAGGTACTGCGCCAGCGCATACGCCTGGTCAGCCGGCACGTTCAGCACGCCGTCGAACTCTGGGTAATTCTTCCCGGCTTCATACTTGTCGCCCATCCGTTTTTGCCAGTCGGCTGCGGTTTGCTTGAACAGGGCACCATTCACGCTGAAGGTCATTGTCTGGGTTGAGTAGGTGGGTGGTTGGGCATCCCGCGCAGGTTACGCAGCTCATAGGCTTCGACCTCCGCAACGGGATATAGGACGCGGCCGCCGATCTTTACAAATCGCGGTCCGCGATTCTGGCTGCGCCAGTTGTCAAGCGTGCTGAGGGTGACGACACCGCGCCACCGCTCCGCCAATTCCCTCGGCTGGAGATACCCAGCCTCAGAAGATTTCGTCATCATGCGTCTGCTCCCTCTCCTGTTTTGTCGCCGGTTGGGCGATCTTCTGGTTCAACTCTTCCACGGTGGTTTTTGGTGCCTCGGTGATGTCCACCGGCTCAATGTCGATCACTTCCTCCTGAGTCTGGATGCCGACCAGCAGCTCGGGGATGTACAGGCGCCCCCAGAAGGCCGCGGCCCGATACCTGATCATCAGATCCGGCATGGTTGCCCACTTGCTGCCGGCCTTGGTTGCCCAGCCTTCACGCTTTGCCATGGCCATCGTCACCTCAGGGCCGCGCAGTTCCTCACCAGTGCGGATCTCGGTTGCCACCGCGGTGCAGGCCAGCGTGTCACCCTTGCCGGTGATGTCATATCGCAGCGGGCTGAAGCGGCCGCAGCCGTTGATCAGACCGATGATGAACTGGCTGGACCAGCTCGGGCGACCGTGGATGATATGCAGGTTTTGCATCACCATCAGCGGGTCCATGCCCATTCGGCGGCTGATGTTCAGCGCCACCAAGCAGTTGGCGTACCCCGCCTGCCCCTGGAACTGCTGGGGAATGAGCGTGCTGCTAGCCAGCGCCTTGGCGATCCGTTGAGCTTCCTCGAATGCCTGGATCCCCGAGAACACGCCGGGCTGGATGGTCGTCAGTGCGGTGGATTGGTCGGTCATCAGTAGGTCTCGATTTCGGTGATGGTGGGCATGGTGCCGTCAGCTTTGGGCCGCATCCATGCAGGCAGGCTGATGGGCTCAATCTGGTCGCTGTAGCCAGGCCAGGCATCGGCGGCTTTGCAGACCGCCAAGGTGTCAAGATCCAGCCGTGCCTGCTTTGCACCGGCGTCGATCATCTCCGCGTCAGCGGCGTAAACGGCGACAGCGTGCGGGGCACGTTTCTCGACACAAACGAACAGGAACTGTTCTGGCCGGCGGCCGGTGGCGCGCTCAACGCCGTCCAGATACCAGGCCGCTTGCACGTGGTACCGAAAATTTGCGATCGACTTGCGGAACCCTGCCGGGCTTGCGTCCTCTGTGGTCTTCAGGTCCACGATCAGCCTGCCATCCGTAGTCAGCCAGTCCGGCCGGCATTTGCATTGGAGCCCGGTGGCCGCATCGTGCCACATCCATGTCGTCTCTGCTGCTCCGGGCAACTGGAGCAGCATCGCTGCCGCTGGGTGGTTCCGCACCGCACGGCCCATGGCCAGCACCAGGTCGGCGTCGTTGCGGCTGATCACCGTGCGGCCTGCAGCATCGGCCTCAAAGGCTGCCCATGCTTCCTTGCCGGCCTTGGTGCGCCGATCGATCGCCTCAGGGCCTGCGATGTAGCGCGCGCCCCATTCGCCGGGTTCAAGGATGTGAGTGTGAACCGCGGTGCCCAGCAGCATGGCAGGCGTCGGCTCAGGCTCGACCCGTTTCGGATCCACATAGCGGGCCCAGTAATGCAGCGGGCTGCGCGCCACCAGGTCGAGATGGCTCTTCGAGACCGCCGCGTGGCGGTGATATTCGGTGTTGTCCAGTGGATCCCATTCATCAGGGCTCTCAGAACTTACCATCGGCTCATTCCCCTTCCTGCTTTTTCCCGCTAACCCACTGATTTTATTTGGCTTTCCGGTCTCTGACTCGGATACCACTAAGCCAGTCGCGGGTCTAGTCCTATGAGTCTCACTCTCCGTACCTATCAGCACCGGGCCATCTCAGACCTTCGCCTCGCCTTCCGCGACGGTTTTCGCGCCCCCCTGCTCGTCATGCCGACCGGTGCCGGCAAAACGATCGTCATGGCCGAGATCATGCGAACCCTCGCCGATCGCGGCCGCAGCGCCATGGTGCTGGTCCATCGCCGAGAGCTGATCGCCCAGACCGCCGCAAAGCTGCAGCTGGCAGGCGTCAAGCACGGCATCATCGCCGCCGGTGTCGCAGAGACCCCCGCGTCTGTTCAGATCGCATCCGTACAAACGCTTGCGCGCCGGCTGGAGCGTGTCACCACGACCCCGGATCTGATCCTGATTGATGAGGCGCACCACGCCACCGCAGGCAGCTGGAGCGCCGTACTGGCCCACTGGCCTGACGCCTTCCGCCTTGGAGTCACCGCCACACCCGCTCGATTGGATGGCCGCGGCCTATCTGCGGTCTTCGACCGCCTTGTTCTTGGCCCGTCTGTCGCGGACCTGATTTTTCTTGGCCATCTCAGCCAAACCCGCATCTACGCCCCGACCGTGCGGGCGGATCTTTCAGGTATGCAAAAACGTGCAGGTGACTATGCCATTGGCGATGCTGCCAGCCGCATGGATCGGCCCACAGTCACCGGTGACGCCATCGATCACTACCAACGCTTGGCCGCCAATCAGCGCGCGATCGTGTTTTGCTGCACAGTTCAACACGCCGAAAATGTCGCCGCGTCATTCCGTGCAGCTGGCATCCCTGCCGCCACCCTGCTCGGGCAATCACGCAATCGCGATCAGACCGTGGCTGATTTCGCGGCCGGTGACCTGCAGGTGCTGGTGACGGTTGACGTGGTCTCAGAGGGTTTCGACATCCCTGCCGCAGGTTGCGCCATCCTGCTTCGACCCACCGCCAGCCTCGGCCTTTACCTTCAGCAGGTCGGCCGTGTGCTCAGGCCAGCGCCAGGCAAGACGCAAGCCGTCATCCTTGATCACGTCGGCAACGTCCACCGCCACGGGTTCCCCGATGATCCGCGGGACTGGACCCTGGAGGATGGCATCCGCAAGACCCGCGGCGCCGGTGACGCTGCTCCATCGGTGCGGACCTGCCCCAGCTGCTATGCCGCGTTCAAGCCGGCGCCTGAGTGCCCGGTGTGCGGTGCAGCGTGTGCGCCGTCGCCCCGGGAGCTGAAGCAGGTGGAGGGTGAGCTGCAGGAGCTGAAGCGGGAGGGCATCCGCCAGCGTGTTGCCGAACGGAAGAAGGCCCGCACCTTTGAGGAACTGATCAAAGTCGGCATCGCCCGCGGCATGAAGAACCCCGCCGGCTGGGCTCGGCACGTTTACTTTGCCCGGCAGCAGCGCCCGTGATCGTGCCCAACGCCGAGACCAACCTCCAGCAGCAGATCCGCTTGGCGGTTGGCACGCGGCCTGATGCGCGGCTGTTTCGGAACCAATGCGGTGCCCTCCCCGATCCTCGCACCGGCCGCCTGGTCACCTTCGGCCTGGCGCGCGGCTCAGCTGATCTGATTGGCTGGCGCACCGTGGTGGTCACCCCCGACATGGTTGGCCAGCGCCTGGCCGTGTTCACCTCGATCGAGATCAAGACCCCCACTGGCCGGCTACGGCCCGAGCAGCAGGCATGGCTTGGCGTAGTCCGAGGTGCTGGTGGCATCGCTGCTGTCGCTCGGTCTGTTGCAGATGCCGAAGCGGCACTGTCCAACCTGCCAACCTGTTCCCTAAACTCCGAGAGCGCATAGGCCATGCATGACCACCCCACCACTCATCGATCACCTTGACCTGCTCCCCGATCACTGGGGCCTGGTCGCAGTCGGCAACGACAAGCGCCCATACCAGCCCGAGTGGCAGAAGCACCCCCTCACCAAAGACCAGCTCGCCACCGAGATCCACGCCGGCCGTGCCGTAGCCGTTGGCGTCGTCGCTGGTCCGCAGTCCGGCGGCCTGCTGTTTGTCGATCACGATGGTCTCGGCGCCTCCGAGGTGCTGGAGCAGATCGGCGCACCCCTGCGCGAGTTACCTAAGTCATGGGCCGTCACATCCGGCCGTGATGGCCGGCTTCAGATCATCTATCAGGTGCCCGAACCCTTCTGGGCCACCATCAAGACCACCAAGCTCCGCAGCTCGATCAAAGGCGAGCAGCTGGAACTGCGCTGGGCTGGCTGTCAGTCCGTCGTCGCAGGCGCTCACCCGATCACCGGCGCATACCGCTGGATCAAGGGCCGTAGCCCGGGCGATCTCCCCCTTGCCGAGGCGCCGTCGTTGTTGCTCCAGCAGATGCAACGGCATCAACCTGAGCCGACACCTTTGCTCCGACTCCCAGAGCCAGACAGTCAACGCGCGCGTGATTTTCTTAGCCGCATCCCTGCCGCTGATGCCGACGATTACGACACCTGGGTCAAGGTCGGAATGGCGCTGCACAGCGTCGGCGACGACAGCCTGTTGCAGGACTGGATCCACTGGTCAGCCGCCTCAGGCAAGTTCGAGCCCGGCGTCTGCGATGCGAAGTGGAAGACCTTCAACGCCTCAACCGGTGGCGTCAGCCTTGGCACCCTCGCGCACATGGCCGGCCATGAAAAAAGCCGCCCGGTCACCACATCCGAGCGGCAGTCGCAGCCATCCCCACCACAGGGACACGAGAAGCCTACTGCCAGGCCCGACAAGCTGCTGAAGCTGGAGTCCGACGAACTGCTCAGGCTGCTGCGCCAGCAGCTCGGGCAGAGCCTCCGCTGGAACATTTTCACCAAGGCGATCGAGCTGGATCAGAAGCCGATCGAGCACATTGAGCACTTCTACCTCACGCTCTCGCAGCAGGGCGTCAAGGTCACCAAGGACCTGGCCGCCGATGCCGTCCATGTCGTTGCGCTGGAGAACCCTTACGACCCGGTCCGCGAATACTTGGAGCACGTCGCCGATCACGTGCCACCGGCGCCGATCGACCACCTTTCAACGGCCTATCTCCGTCCCACCGACCAGCCCGGCAGCCTCTACGACGCCATGCTCAAGGCCACTCTCATCGCCGCCGTCCGGCGCGTCTTCGAGCCCGGCTGCAAGCATGACTCGGCCTGCGTCCTGATGGGGCCGCAGGGCTGCGGCAAGTCCACCTTCTGGCGCAACCTTGGCGGCCTCTGGTTCAGCGATGCACTCCGCGACATCGGCAGCAAAGATGACCTCATGGTGCTGCACCGCAGCTGGATCATGGAGTGGGCCGAGCTGGATCACATCACCGGCCGGAAGCACGCCGGCCAGATCAAGGCGTTCCTCACCCAGCAGACCGATCTTTTCCGCGCGCCGTACCAGCGCACCACCGAGTCCTTCCCTCGGCGCTCGATCATCGTTGGCAGCACCAATCGAGACACCGGCTTCTTGGTAGATGACACCGGCAACCGGCGGTTCTGGGTCATCCCCGTCACGGCATCCCCGCATGTCCCCGTCGATGGCCTGCTTCTGGAGCGTGACGCCATTTGGAGCGCAGCCGTCGCCGCATATCGCGCAGGTGAGCCCAACCACCTCGGACGCGAACACGCCGAGCAGGTGGACCAGGAAAACGAGACCTACCTAGTGGACAGCCCCTGGCAGTCGGCGATCGAGGAATGGCTTAGCAGCCATCGCCAGACCCTCAGACCTATCACCAGCGAACTGTTGTTGACCGAGGCGATCGGCAAGCCGGTCGAGCGCCAGGGGCGTGCCGATCAGATGCAGGTGGCCTCGATCCTGCGCGGGTTGGGCTACGAAAAGAAGCGCGCATGGTTGGAAGGTCGGAACAAATGGGTGTTTGTCCAACCTCCAAAATGAGGTTGGAAGGCCGAGAACCCAGCTGCTGCAGTGCTTCTGCTAACCTTACCAACCTACTAACCTAAGGGTTACTTTAGTAAAGGGAAGGGGCTGCACAGAAAAAGCAGCTATAGGGCCAAGGTGGGCGAGGTCGGCAGGTTGACAGGTGTCGCCGACGCCAAGGATTGGAGGTATGCTTACAACGTCTCTATCTTTCCGACGTGACCAACTACCCAGTGATCTCGCATCAAGCTGTTTTGCTGCGCCGCAACCGCTACCCGAAGCTGGAATGGCCCGCCGATCGCCTTGCGGTGGGTGAGGCGTTCATCGTCCCCCTCTTTGATGGCACTGATCCAGATGGCCGCTCGGAGGCTTACCTTCGCGTTTTGGCCGACAAGCTCGGTCGGCGCCTCGGTCGCAAGTTCTCTTGCAACAAGCTGGACGACGGCCTTGCTGTCTCACGCATTGCCTGATTCCCGATAGCTCACGCATCTGGGATGGCGCTCACCTCGGCGCCGTCCCTACCCTTGGCCCATGGCATCCATCACCCTCGACATCCGATCAGAGCTGCCCAAGGCCATCCGTTGGACTGACGCCATGACCAAGCAGCTGCCATGGGCCATTGCCAAGGCCATGACCGAGAGCGCCAAGAAGTCTCAGGTGGCACTCAAGGCGCAGACCCCCCGTTACGTGGATCGGCCTACACCCTTCACGATGAACAGCACATTCGTCCGATACGCCAGCCCCAAGAACCTAGAGGCATGGGTGGGCTTCAAGGAGTTCGCCTCCAAGGGCACGCCAGCGGCCAAGTACCTGCAGGCCATGGCAGGTGGTGGTGTGCGGCGTCAGAAGGCGTCAGAGCGGCAGCTGGTTGCCTCTGGTGTGCTTCCTGCTGGCAGCTTCATCGTGCCCACCGGTGTCACCCCCCTTAAGCTCAACGCCTACGGCAACCTCAGCGGCTCGACCTACACGCAAGTCCTCTCACGCCTCAAGGCACTCGGGCAGCAGGGTTACACCGCCAACGTCTCAGGCAGTCAGCGCAGCCAGTCCAAGCGCAGTCAGCGCGACTACTTTGTCGGCCGTCCCGGTGGCCTGCCCCTCGGCATCTACGCACGCCTCGGCAAGCGACCTAAGGGAGGCGGCCTACCCCGTGGCTTTCACACGGTCTTTTACGTCACGCGCCAGCCGCGCTATGAGGCGACCTTCCCGATCCAGAAGATCCTCGACAACACATACCGCAACACGTTCGGCCCACACCTCCGGGCAGCACTGGAGCGGGAGCTGGCCTACCAGGCCGCGCGGGGGCGTTGATGGGTCCTCCCTCACCCTGTAATACGGGTGTATGCGAAT